GGCGATGATGGCCGAGGGCGAGATCGCCGACGCCCAGCGCGCATCGGGCCTGTCGACCAGCGAGTTCTACCGGCGCCTTCGCGAAATCCGCTATCGGCTGATGGCGGCCGGGCTCGCCGATCTTCGTTTCCTCGACTGACCCCCACCCCTCCTGGGAAAAATCGTCGCCTCGAACGCTACCTGATGAGTAGCAGGGGCTGACCGGGTCGGTCTCTTTCACCCCCGCACCAGAAAGAAACGAAACATCCGACGGCCGGGAGCCTCCCCTCCCGGCCGAAGCCGAGAGGTTTGCCTCATGCCAGGATTTCTTCACCCTTCCATTGACCCACCCGCCCTTCTGGAGGTCGCGCTCGACGAGAACGACTTCGTCGACTGGCTGGTCGATGCGGAGGCAGGCGACCATGTCGTCTACTACCGCGGCCATCTCGCCTTCGACCGCTGCGAGAGCGGGCGGATCGGCGATGCGAAGGAGCGCCAGCGCCTGGTCAGTATCGCGCGTCGCGTGATGGCGGCGGCGGATCAGGGCCTGGTGCGGCCGGTCCAGAAGCGGCTCGGTCCCCACGATGCACTCTACATCGCGGTGCGGAGCAGTGGCGCCCTTCAGGCTTCGGCAATGGCGGCACGGCGATCGATCGCCACTCGCCTTGCCGTGGCGGCGTGAAGGGGGCGGGCTATGAACGCCCCTGTCATCGTGACCGAACAGATCCGCGACCTGGCTGTCGCCGAGATCGCCGACCTCTCGGCGCCGGAACTGGCCTGCCTGCTCGACGATCTCGGTACCCAGAAAGCTGCTCTCCGCCGCATCGAGGACAAGCTCGATGCCGCGCTGGATCGCCGCTACGGCGCCCGCGCCGGGCAATGCCGCGCGGAAGCCGGCAAGGATACCGGCACCGTCCGCTTCGACGACAACGGCTTCGTGGTCATCGCCGACCTGCCGAAGCGGGTGAAGTGGGACCAGGACAAGCTCCGCCACGCCGCCGAGATCATCCGCCAGAGCTGGGGCGACGATCCGGCCGATTACGTGAAGATCAAACTCGATGTCGCCGAGGCGGCTTTCGCCAACTGGCCCCGCCCCGTGCGGGAGCTGTTCCTGCCGGCGCGCACGGTCGAGACCGGGAAAGCCTCCTACAGGATCAATACCGGCGCGGGATCCGGTTCGGCAGCGGATGGCTCAGGGGAGCCGTCATGACCGTCGTCCCGTCCGTTCCCGACGCAATCCGTCACCTGCCGACACTTGTCGACCGTGCGTCGGCCGCGCTCACCGGCGCGCGTAATGCCGCCGAGGTCCTGGAGGCGCGAGACATGGCCGGCTTCGCCTACGATCTGGCGAAGCGCAGCGCGCGCCTGCGGAAGGCAAAGAACGCCCATGACGAACTCATCGCCGCTGCCCATCGCGTGCAGGCCGATGCGCTGACCATCGAAGCCGGGGCCAAGCGGCGCCTGGCGGATGAATACGATGCGGCACGTGATGGCGGTGTCGTTTCCGCCCAGGGCCAGCGTACCGACCTTCTTCCCGACGAGAAGAAAGTTCCAACGGTTGCCGAGCTGGGTCTGACCCACAAGGACATTCACGAGGCCCGCCTCATCCGCGACGCGGAGGCAGCCGACCCCGGCATCATCCGTCGCACCCTCGATGCGCGCCTTGAACGGGGCGAGGAGCCCACAAGGGCTGCCCTGCGCCGTGCCGCGGAGGCCCGGCTGGAGCGATCCATCGACCGGCTCAAGCGCACCCAGGAGAGCGTCCGCCGCCTCGAGGCGGAGAAAACATCGCCGCTCACGCCCGAGGAGCGTGCCCGCCAGGTCGCGGTCTTCGGCACGGTTGAGGACCGGGCGATCTGTGCGCGGATCGACGAAATCGTCGAACTCATCGGCGAACAGCCCGATGCCGCGGAAGCCGTGCGCCGCATCCCGCCCGCTTCGCGCCACGCCATCGACACCGTGCCGATCCGCCGCGCGGCGGCCTGGCTCACCGGATTCAGCACCCTTTACGAACAGGAGGCCCATCATGGGAACAATGCGTCTCAATGACGTTGTCGCCGAGATTGTCGGCGACGTGATCGCCGGCCGCGCCATCAACAAGCGGCAGGCTGCCGTCGATCGCTGGGACGACATTGACGCCGATGGCCAATATCTGGCCGGGATCGATGGGGTCGTCGGCCGGATCGATGGGCGGGCACGCGCCCTGCGCGTCAAGGCGGAAAAGGTCGCCGATGCCGCACAGGCGGACCTGCCATTCCAGCTGCCCGCCGCGGTGGCCATGGACCTCGATGGCGCGACGCTGGTTGCGACGCGGACATTGTCGCGCGAAGGCTTTGAACGCGCCATCGAAATCCGCCGTCAGCAGATCGCCCACGATCGGCGGGCGCTGCGCGAATGGCAGCAGGCCCTGAACCAGGCGGATCGCTTCTGGGCCGAGCATCCCGACTGGAGCTTCGGCCAGTGTCTCGATGCCATCCTCGGTCGTACCGGCAAGCTGGCCGTGACGCCGGAGGTGCTGTCATGAGCCGCACCCTCCCCATCATTCTCGCTGACCAGCGGCTCGCCGAGCGCCGCGGCATCAAGGCCGCGATCTTCGGCAAGAGCGGGATTGGGAAAACCTCGCTCCTGTGGACCCTCTATCCCGATACCACGCTGTTCTTCGATCTCGAGGCGGGCGATCTCGCCATCGAGGGGTGGAGCGGCGACACGATCCGCCCGCGCACCTGGGAGGAATGCCGCGACTTCGCAGTGTTCATCGGCGGCGCCAATCCCGCCATTCCCGATGGCCGGCCCTACAGCCAGCGCCACTACAATGAGGCCTGCGCCAAGTACGGCGACCCGAGCGCCCTCGACAAATACGCCGCGATCTTCGTCGACTCGATCACCGTCGCCGGTCGCCTGTGCTTCCAGTGGGCCAAGGAGCAATCCGAGGCCTTCTCCGAGAAGACAGGGAAGCCGGATATTCGTGGTGCCTACGGGCTGCACGGCCGCGAGATGATCGGCTGGATCACTCACCTCCAGCATACCCGCGCCAAGGACGTGTTCTTCGTCGGCATCCTCGATGAGAAGCTCGACGACTTCAACCGCAAGATCTTCGTGCCGCAGATCGACGGGGCGAAGACCGGTCTGGAGCTGCCCGGCATCGTCGACGAAGTCCTGACGATGACCGAGCTGGCGGACGCGGACAAGACGCTCCACCGGGTCTTCGTCTGCCAGACACTGAACCCCTGGGGTTATCCCGCCAAGGACCGCTCCGGTCGTCTCGACCTCGTCGAAGAGGCCCATCTCGGGCGCCTGATCACCAAGATCGGCGAGCCCGGCCGCTCCCCACTCGAGCGCCTGATCTTCAGCCGCCCGGCGCCTGTCGCCCCGGACGCTGACGCTTCTCACCCCAACGCCAAACCCTGATCCAGGAGACTTTGCCATGACGACCGCATGGAACGACTTCAACGACGCCAGGCAGAACGCCAACCTCATCCCCAAGGGCACGATCGCCAAGGTGCGCCTCACCATCCGCCCCGGCGGCTTCGATGATCCCTCGCAGGGCTGGACCGGCGGCTACGCCAAGCGCGGCACGACCGGCGCCGTCTATCTCGACGCCGAGTACACCGTGCTCGAGGGACCCTTCGCAAGGCGGAAGGTCTGGTCGATGATCGGCCTCTACAGCCCGAAGGGGCCGGACTGGGCGAATATGGGCCGCTCCCTCGTCCGCGGCATCCTCAACTCGGCCCGCGGTCTCTCCGACAAGGACAATTCGCCCGAGGCGCAGAACGCCCGCCGTATCTCCGGCTTCGCCGATCTCGACGGTATCGAGTTCGTGGCCCGCATCGATGTCGGCACCGATGCGAATGGCGATGACAAGAACGACATCCGCCAGGCGGTGACGCGCGACCACAAGGAGTATGCGGCCGCCTTGGGAGGCCATGCGGCACCCACGGGGTATGCACCGGCTCCGGCCTATGCGCCCGCGCAGCCGTCCTATGCGGCCCCGGCCCAAGCCCAGCACCATGCCGCTCCGCCGCCGCAGCCCGCGCCGGCGGCCGGCGTTCGCCCCACCTGGGCTAGGTGAGGTCGGGTCATGCTGCTTCGGCCGCGCCAGAAGACCTTCGT